AAATAGAGGGCCGGCTCCCCTGCGAGAGTCCGGTTCTCGTTCATTGCTTTCTTGAACTCGGTTAGCTCTTGCTCTGCGGCACGTATCTCTTCAGGGTCATCGGTGGCATCTTGACGCCGCCAGCCCTCAAGCAGCTCCAGCGTGGCATTATCGATGACACTGCTGGCCGAAGGCGGCGCTATGGGCGGCGTTGAGGTCGCTTCCTCTGGCGACCTTGTCTGGTGCTTCATTACTTTTCAATCTCCACTGCTTTAATCGTACCAACGAAACAGTCTGACGGGAAAAGGAGAACATTCTCATGAAAGGCAACCCCCAAGTAACTGCCGGCCTTCAGGAAGCGGCGAACATCGAAGGCTCGATGATGCTTCAGTACCTCCTCGATCAGCGGGATCTGAAACGGCTGGGCCTCGATCTGGCCGATGGTCTGAAGACCCTGCACGAGCAGTGCGAAGATCACATGAAGCAGCTTACCAGCCGCCTGCTGTTCCTGGAAGGCGCTCCGACCTACCAACTGAAAACCGCCACGACCCACGACAGCGTCACCGAGATCCTGAACGACGCCTTTGCGGCCGAGCAGGCGGCGGTCGCCCGCTTCACCGAGCTTTGTAAGCAGGCTTACGACGCCGGCGACATGTCGAATTTCCACTTCTACCAGCACCTGGTGAAGTGGCATCGCGAGGGCGACGACAAGTTCAAGGGCCACATCGCGTGGCTCCAGAAGCAACTCTACCAGTTGAACAAACTGGGCGAGAACGACTATCTCGCCGTCAACGCGGTGAAGAACTGAATCCGAGGAGGTGATCCATGCCGCTTTTGCGCACAGAATTTGCACCGCCGCCCGCGCCACCGCCGGCGGCGAAACCTAACGCCGAGGTCTTTTCCGCCGACGCGCAGGTGATCCCCAGTACCGCCAACGCCAAGGACGGCACCATCGATGTGGTCTGGTACAGTGGCGCCTCGGTTCCCAGAATCGACCGCACCACCGGCGAACCCTACATGCTGCAACTGGCCATGGAGGGTTGCCGCTTCGATCGGCTGAACAATGGCGCGCCGGTCTTCGATACCCACTTCACCGGCGACGATTTCAAGTCGCTGATCGCCGGCAAGGTGGGCACGCGGGCCCAGGTGGGCGTGGTGCGCCGCGCCTGGCCCAACGGCGACAAGGGCATGGCCACTCTGCAGTTCGATCTGGGCGATCCCGATGGCGCCGAGATGTTCCGCAAGGCCAGCACCGGCATCCTGCAGAATCTGAGTTTCGGCACCTGGGTGTACAAGAAGGAAAAAGTCGAGGCCCAGACCGAGGGGATGCCGGAGGGCAAACCGCCCTCCATCAACGACAAAGAAATCGGCATGTTCAAGGCCACCGACTGGGAGCGTTTCGAGATCTCTCCGTGCACGGTTCCGGCCGATTTCAACACCTGCTTTTTGAGCGCACAACCGAACGGGGACGTTAGCGTCCTCGGCATGCCGGAAAATCCCGGCGTGATCCATCAGTTACTAGGGGCAACCAGCCCACAAGAGGAGAAACCTGCCATGGAACAGCAAGCGACTACGCAGGAAACGGGCGCGGATGCCCGTGTGGTAAGTGAACAGGCCCTGGCCGCCGCCCGCGAAGAGGCGGTCCAGGCCGAGCGGCAGCGTGTCAGCGACATTCAGACGCTGGGCGCCACCGCCATCAAGTATGGCGTCGACGAGACCGTCATCAGCGACTTCATCGCTAAGGGCGTGTCGGCCGAGCAAGCCCGCAAGGACGTGATCGAGAAGCTGGCCGCGGCGGGGAACCAGGGATTGCCGCTTGAGCCGGGCAAGCCCGGAAAGCAGATCACCATCGTCGACCAGATGCCGGGCGGGCAAGACCACGCCGAGAAGCGCCTGGCTTGCATGCAGATGGCGCTGCTGGTTCGCGCCGACAATCACTTCTTCCTGGGCCGCAGGGAGAACGGGGAGTACTTTGACGGCTGCGGTCCGCAGGAGCATAAGCGGGCCCTGGAGATGGCGCGCGAGTATCGCAACTTCCGGCTCATGGACATGGCCAAAGAGTACCTGGCCATGCGCGGCATGAACACCCGCGGCATGAGCGCGACGCGCATCGCGGACCTGGCGCTCCAGGCCCCCTCGCGCGGCGCGGAGTTCTTCGATGCCGGCGCCGAGTCCACCTCGGACTTCCCCGCCATCCTGGCCAACGTCGCCAACAAGACCCTGCGCATGGGGTACGAGGCCTATCCGCGCACCTTCCAGCCCTTCTGCCGCCAGGTCACCGCGCAGGACTTCAAGCCCATCAACCGGGTCATGCTGGCGGATGCCCCCGCGCTGCAGCAGTTGAATGAAAAGGGCGAGTACCACCGGGCGCAACTGACTGACAACAACATCAGCTATCAGCTCCAGACTTTCGGCGAAATCGTGGCGCTGACCCGCAAGGTCATCATCAACGACGACCTCCAGGCCTTCACCCGGGTGCCTGCCATCCTGGGCGTGGCTGCCGCGCAGTTGGAGTCCAACACGGTGTGGGGCATCATCCTGTCGAACCCGGCTGCCATCTACGCCGGCGACAAGACCTCGACCGCGCTGTTCGCGACCGCTCATGGCAATCTGTTGACGGGCAGCGCGAGCAGCCTGAATCCCTCGGTCAACAGCGACGAGACCATCGTTGCGCTGGGACAGGCCCGCTCCGCGATGCGGTTGCAAAAGGGGCCGGCGGGCACTCCCCTGAACCTGATCCCCCGCTACATCGCCGTGCCCACCGCACTGGAGACTTACGCGCTCCAGTTCATCTTCCCGCTCAACATCGCCTCGGCCGAGGGCACCAAGGTCATTCCCGAGTGGGTGCGGAGTTTGGTCCCGGTGGTCGAACCACGTTTGGACGCCAACAGCGAAACCGCCTGGTATCTCATCGCGGACCCGGGCCAGCAAGGGATCGACACCCTGGAGTACTGCTACCTGGAAGGGCAGCAGGGCGTGTACATCGAGACCAAGCAAGGCTTCGAGATCGACGGCGTGGAGATCAAGGCCCGCATGGACTTCGGCGCCTGCGCGCTGGATTACCGTGGCCTGCAGAAGAACGCCGGCGCGTAAGGCGCGGTTGGCGTAGGCGAAACCACAACCGAGCGGGGCGGCGCGAGTCGCCCCGCTCCATTCCCGAGAGGATTGGAGAGAGCAAATGAACAACTATGTCCAACAAGGAATCACCGTCACGGTGATCGCGCCCTATGCGGTGAACTCCGGCGGCGGCGTGCTGGTGGCCGGAACCGGCCACCTGTTCGGCATCGCGGTCAACAACCAGAACCAGGGCGACAACATGGAAATCGTCACCCAGGGCGTGTTCGATCTGGCCAAAGACACCAGCACGTTCGCCGAGGGCGATTACGTGTACTGGGACAACACCAACAAGGTGGCCACGTCCACGGCCACCAACAACACCAAGATCGGCGTGGCGGCCCTCATGCAGGCCAGCGGTGTGGCCGCTCCCGGCGGCAATTCCACCGATCCCACGGTGCGCGTGCGCCTCAACCACGACTTTTGATCAGCGACGGCTTCACCCCTGAGTCCATCCCATGTCTTCCTGGGCTAATCTCGACGCAGACGCGACGGCTGCCATGCAGCAGGCTTTTGGGGAGCCGGTTGTGTATCAACCGGTGATCAATGGGCAGGCGAACGGCGATCCCGTCACCATCACCGCCGTTCGCCATCGCCGCGCACGCGAAGAGTTCGGCGCGACTGCCAACGTCGAAGAGATCTCGATCAACCCAGCGGACCTACCAGCGCCCCCGGCGCGCGGCGATTGGGTGACCGCTTGGGGCTTGACCTTTGTGGTCGGCCCTCTGCGCCAACCGGACCCCTACGGCATGGTCCAACTCTCGCTTACGGTTAAACCGCAGTGATCAACCCAAAAACGATTCTCGGTGAGTGGGTGACCGCGCTACAAGCGCTCCCTGCACTCCTCACGATGCTGGGGAACGACCCGACCAAGATCCAGTTCTACACCGAGAATGCCACGGTGTTTGGCCAGGCGACGCAGAACAACATTCGCTTGGCGGTTCTCTCGATGCCGCCCGGTTCGGTTATGGTCGTCTGGCAGGGTACGCGCCCTGGCCGGCTGGGGAGCGCCCTTGTATTCGTTCACGACTTCTCGTTGTATTTGAAAGCGCCAGAAAACAGCCCGAACGTCGGCTACGAGGATATGTTTAATGCCATCGTGAACAGGGTGCCCACCAACGGCAGCCTCACGATGCTGCACACTCCCATCGACCCCAACTGCGAGCCGATGGACTTCTATTTGCCCGCGGCGCGGCGCAACACCATCGTGATCAGCGAGGATGGGGCTACCTTCGAGTATTTCGAAGTCTCCGTGGCGCTGATCGAGTCTGTGAATCCCTAACCAGAAGGAGTTCCCTTGCAACCAACCATCGTGTTTCTAAAGAGCCCCACCGGGGAAGTGAAGGAGATCACCGTCACCGACCCGAGCAAAGATCTGGTGCCCCTGATGAGCCAGGGGTATCATCAGGTCTTTTTACAAGACAATACCGCGCCGGCGCATCCGGCAGAAAGGATGGCCGGTTAGATGGCTAATCTGAACGAACTGCTCATCGGACTGGGCTACGCGGTGCAGCCGAGCATTTCCTCGCCGCCGTCAACTCCCGCTTTCTGGAAGGTGCCCAACTGGAACAAGAAGCCCTGGCCCCAGCATCCCATCAACGAAGACGATCACCAGGAGATTGGCAAAGGGCACGAATTTGCGACCCAGCAGTGGCGGTCGCATTACGACAACGGGGTCTACACCATTGAGCGGCCCGCCTCCACCCAGATGCTGGCGCACGCGCTGGGCTTCGGGCTGGGCAACGTGACCGTGGCCGGCGGCAGCTACACCATTGTGCCCATCCTGCCCGCCACCAATCCGACCGGCTTGGAACTGCCCTACTTCCAGTTCGTGCAGCAGATCCGGCCGGGCGGTTCGTCCGTGTTGGACGTGCTCTACACCGGCTGCGCGGTGAAGGGTTGGAAGCTGTCGGTGAAAGCCGGGCCGGGCCGCGCCAGCGCCATGATCTCCGAGGAGATCGCATGCTGCGGCGCGTACACCTCGCCCAGCGGGATCACGATCCCGGCCCCGATCACCTGGGCCGAAATGCAGTCGAACAGTCTGACCCTGACTGTCAACGGCGTCGATTACGTGAACGCCAAGAGTTTTGTCTCGCTGGACATGGGTTGGGACAACAATTTCCGACCGGGCTTCTTTCCCCAGGGCAGCGCCGGGATCATCGACAACGGCTATTCCATTCAGGGCCGTTTGGAGATTGGGGACCGCACCGCCAGCCTTCAGTTTGTGGTCCGCTTCAATCACGGCTCGACGGAGTTGCAGACCTTGCGGAACCTGACGACCGGCACGGCCGTCGTTGGCCTGTCCAACAGCAGCAGCGAGAATTTCACGGCCACATTTGAATCGCTCGGTTTCCGGGTGGCGGAAGTGGGGGATGTGGACGGGATTGTGACGGTGGCCGTGACCGGCACTCCTATTTACGACCCGACGAATGGCCTGCTGAGCGCAATCATTCAGAGCGCCACCACGGGCATTTGCCAGTAAGAAGGGAGAACATGGGAGAAAGCAACCAAGCTGTTTTTGACGCTACGAAGCCTTTCGTGGTGCCGATTCTTTCGGGCGGCGAGAAGCGCTGCGAAGTGAGATTCCCCTCGGACGAGGAATGGTGCGCCTGGGCACGAGCGCAGCGCACCATCCGGCGATTTCTCGGCCGCGGGAAGTCCCAAAGTGAGGATCTGAACCTCGCCGAGATCAATGCCGACTTGTTCGCGAAGATCCGGGTGGACAAGGATGGGCCGGAGTTTGACCAGGCCGAAGCCGGTGTGGTGATTGGCCGCATCGAGCGGTGCGTCGTCACCGGAATCGAGCGCGAGGGGATCAACTACCGGATCGAGATGAAGGTCCCTGGCGCGCGGGTGGTCCACGTGCTGCGCATGCCCACCGCCAAAGAAATGCAGGACCACGAGCGGGCCTCGGTCAGCGTCGTGGCCGCGCGGAGGTCGGTAGAGACGCGGGCCTTCCTGGAGCCGAGCGGCGACCTTTATGACAAGCTGCACGTCTCCGACGAAGGGTACGCCGGCAGCATCGTGCCGATCATTCACAAATCCGCGGCTGTTTCCGAGGTGCTGGCGCAACTGGCGATTGAATCGGACGAAGAAGACCCGGAATAGCCGCGCCCGGCGACTGGCCGGAGGAGCCGGGCGTACGATTTCTGATCCGGGCCGTATTACAGCAGGGGACGCTCTGCAAATCCGAGGAAGAGTGTCCCGATCATATCTACCGTTGCCGGAAGTGCGGATACTCTGCGCAGGAGGAGATTGACGGCTGCCCGGAATGTGGCGCAGGCTGGAAGGCCATCGATGTGAGCCACGGTCCAGGCTGTCCCAGGAACCTGCTCGAAGAAGCGATGGAGACGCCGAATGGTGCGCTGGTCCGGCGGTGCTTCCGCATGCTGAATGCGAAGCACCTGGGGTTGACCATCACACTGGCGGATCTCACCGAAGAGGAATTCCGGGTGCTGGAAATGATCGAGGCGGAGCGACAGGAGCAGATCCGCTCCGGGGATGGCGGCGCCCAAAGCTCGCGGTAGTTAGAGTCAATTCCGTGCGAGGCCCAGCCAATCTGCCAAACCCGCCATGACGGCTGCCATTTGGTCTCGCTTAAGTACCCCGATCTTTCGGATCACCCAGGCCTTCGGGTATGTCGATATGCCTTGAACCAGGAATGCGCCCCGGTGAAGAAAGGGGGCATCTACGGAGATTTCATAGGGTGAGCCGCGAAGCTCAGTCGTGTGCGGTACGACGGTGACAATGGCGCGATCGGTATCGCCATAAGCAACACTCACAACTAGGACCGGACGGGTCTTCGCCGCCATCCCGAGGTCGAACAGCCAAACCTCACCTCGTGTGGGCGGCATGCTCTTCCTGGTCGAGGAGGCCGAAAAGCGCCTTACCGGCTTCGCCAATCTCTTCATCGGTGATCGGGCCGGAGTCAAGCGGCAATTCACGGGTGCGTCGCAGGATTTCCATGGCGAATGCCTGCTTGTCGTCAGACGGCAGCGCTTCGAAGGCCTCCAGGAGCTGGAGGGTTTCTTCGCTCATACCTTTACGCTAGCCTCTTTCCGCCCACTCGGCAAGTCTGGCGTACTCATGTTCCTCGTTTTTCAAGCGCCCTTCTCACGCCCACCCGCCGAAGGTGACCATGCCCAGATTTCAAACTATCGTCCGCCGCGCTCGCTTCGTTTACTCTCCTTACGCCGCGATCGAGATGCAGGGCTTCGCGCAAGTCCTGGCAGATGCCATCCGGGCGCGCATCCAGAGCGGGCAGAACATCTACGACCAGCCGGCGGCACCGCTGAAGCCGGGCCAGCCGGGCCGCCGCGGATACCCCGATTACAAATCCGCACGCGGCCTCCAGCCGATCCGCGACTGGACCTGGAGCGGGCATACTCTGCGGTGCCTCAAGGTGCTCCGTGCGAATGAAAACCGCGCGGAGATCGGATTCCTTGATGAGGCCGCTCCGTGGAGAAAGCAGACGGCATCCCAGATCGCGTTCTGGAACAACCAACGCGAGCGGCAGTGGGGCGTCTCGCCGCGCGACCGGCAGGCGCTAATTGCGGCAATCCTCGGTGCACGCCCGGTTGTAATCGTGAGAGCAGCGTGAAATGGGAGACCAAGCCGAAAAAGTCGTCCTCGAAGCTGAAGACCAGGTAACCCCCATCGTGGGGAAGGCCAACGCGGGCCTGGACAACTTTGAGAAAAAGGCCGAGTCCTCGCACGGCAAAGTGATCCGGATTACGGATCAGACCAGGTCCAGTGTGCAGCGACTTATCGCCTCGCTCGAAAAGCAGGCCGACACGTACGGCAAGAGCGGGGTGGACCGGCTGATCGCGCAAAGGGATCAACTGCTCCAGCGGTACGCCAAAGAGCCGGCGGCCATCGACGCGATTACGCGCTCGTACGAGCGCATGATTGCGACGCAGAAGAAGCTCGACGCCGAGGCTAACTTCGCGGGGTTCGGGGAAAAGCTCAGGCAGGGCATCGAGAACCCCGTCCAGGGAGCCAGGAGCGCGATCACCGGCCTGCTGTCGGCGCTCGGGCCATTCGGTACCGCGATCGCGGCCGGCGTAGCCGCCGCAGGCGCGTTGGCTGTGGCGGGCTTTGAGGTAGTCAAGAGCCTCGGGGAATGGGGCACCCGCATCAAGGACGTGGAGCTTCGCACGGGCCTGACGGCGAAGGAAGTTGGCCAGTTCGGATTTGCTGCGCGAGCCGTGGGCCAGGATGTGCAGATCTTCGAGCGGATGATGCGCGGGTTGTCTCAGGCCGCAGACGACACCTCCAAGGAAGGCGAGAAGGCGCGCGCCACGCTCAGCAGGATGGGCGTGACAATGTACGACACGAGCGGGGCCATGAAGTCCACGTCGCAGATCCTGGAAGAGATTTCCGAGGGACTGGCAGCGATGCCCAACGCGCTGGAGCGTGATGCTGCGGCCATGGCGTTGTTCAAGCGGGCCGGCGTGGAGGCCATTCCGGTCATTACCGAGCTTACGGAGAACCTGCAGATTGCGCGCGCGAAAGGTTACG